TACTTGCAACATATTTACAGGTATAAGTATTAATTAAACATTGAGTACATCCAGATGTCGATATATTAGGTGCTATTGTTGATGTACCCCAATACCAAGGATATATACCAGAAACAGTTTTTTGACATGTTGCTGTCACGCCAGTAGATAATGGACTACAATACGCTACCCCACTACTATCATATGGTTGAACACCACCGAGATAACAAACCGTTGCTGAAATAATATTATTTCCAGCACCGATTGGGTATGCACAAAATGGAAATATATTGCTTGGTGAATTCGTTACACATCCTGTAGGTATACCCACAAAATTATAATCATAAGAAATTGTACCATTACTTCTACACGAACATGCTGCTGTGTATTGTGGATTGATAGCACCGGGACTGAAACTCGTTACTCCACTAATATTCGAAACCGTCCCCACTTCATATATTGTTGTAGATGGACTTAATGTAAATGATGATATACTCGGATTTGTTAATGCAGGATAAACGGTTGGAGATACCATACAGTGAATGATATCAACTAATGGGTCATTAAATAGATTTTGACCAATAGGTAATCCTCCAACTGCGCAGGTTGTATTACCACTATAGGTATAAACAGTACTCCCACCACTTGCACTTGATTCTTTTAATTTAATTGCATCATCAGCACTATCATAAGTAAGAACATAATTATTTGTCGCACCTGTAGCTATAATTGGAATATAACCACCAGCACCATCAGTTAATGTTAAACCACTCGTAGTGGCTATTCTGGTTTGACCTGATAATGTTAATTCAGAACCGTGTAATTGTTTAAATTGAAACGAACTAAGATCCGGACGAGAAAAGAAACTCATATATTTGATTATTAGATAGTTATAATGTTATTTTTTAATATAGTCGAAATGTTTTTTATCTCGGTATATGGAATACGTAATAATTTTATGTTGTTATCTCTTGCATATTCCGTTTTTATTTTGTCATTAGTTTGTCTTAACTCAAAACCCCTTTTACCACCCAAATATTTAACTACCCTGAAATGTGGTTCACCATCATATTCAATAAGTGTATTATATTTGGATAAATAAAAATCATACCTTAATGGTAATACATTTTTGCAGTCAATAAATGATTTTTGAACATCAAAACTAATTTTATTTTGATTTAACCAATCAGCAATTAATAATTCACCTTTTGATTTAATTTTACATTGAGAACAACCCCTACCATTTAAATGCCCGCATGGTTTTTGTTCAAAAATTCCGTGTTCACGACAAATTATTTTAATTTTTATGTTATTACGTTTATAATCAACCAGACTATAATCATAAATATTACCATGTATTTTTTTTGCTTTTTCTATAAATTCTGTTGTTGTTAAACATTTTTTTTCAATTCCACATATTGGACAACCTTGTTTTTCTCCAATATGATTATTGGGTTTCATTTCAAAAATTCCGTGTTTGTGACAAATTATTTTTATTTTGGTTTTACTATTAATATAATTAACTTTAGAATAATCATAATTATCACCATGAATTTCTTTTGCATGTTTAATAAATTCTTTTTCTGTTATTTTAACACCACCATTACATTTAGGACAACCATGAACAAGTTTTGCATTCCAAATAAATCTCTCGTTATTACCTTTTCCTCTTCCCATACAAATCGGACAATTTTGACCATTTAAATGATTTGATGGAGTTTGTTTAAAAATACCATGTTCCTTACAACGGATAATAACAACAGTTCTTGTATTAATATAATTTGTCATAGAATAATCATACCTATCCCCATGCATAAATTTTGCTTTTTCAATAAATTCATATGTTGTTAATTTCTTCATTTTTTTCGTAACTGCAAGCCGTACCCCTAATTAGCTAATCCGAAGCTCTCGCTTCGGTTACATTTATAATAAATACAAAAGAAATGGATTAAAAATCTGTTTTAAATAAAAAAACCCCGTAAGTTTTCACCTACGGGGTTCTGAATTAGAGTTTATTGTGTTAGAGACCGAAACTATCTTGTCTACGAGCCTTCCTACGAAGTTCGTTTACTTCACGCAATGCATTTGAATTGAAACTATCTCTTTTAACAACGCTTACCAGATGGTTAAATTCGTTTTCGGTGATAACTTGACCAACATAACCTCGGTTCTCGCTATTAAGCACATATGACTTCGGTGCATTACTGCCTCTGGTCTGACCTTCGGTATCAAGTTTTGCCTCGAACGTTAAATCCAGAAGTTCCTCAATCCTTTCAGTCACATCAGCAGTCATCTTTTTCTTTGTTTTCTTCAATGCTTTTTCAAGCATGTCGATAACACTGGCTTGGTGCTTCTTTTTCACCTTATTATAGTTGTCAGTGAACACCTGACTTGAAGTCTTTTGCTTCACTTCACTAATAATAGCTAATGCACCGTAGCAGTCACGAATCATTACATCCCATACCTGTTCTGCATATGTAAATGAAGGAAACTTATCAACTGCAACAATTTCACCATCAATTAAGATAATAATACCAATCAAATTACTTGGACGTTCGAAGTGAGCAATAAATTGTTCTAACCTCTTATCGTATTTCTCGAAGTACTTATTAAGGTAACTTCCAGCATTTGAATTGGTATCATGACCCAGCTTATCAATAGCTGGATAGATGTTACCGTGACCACTGGTCTTACCAACGGCATCGAACAGCATTTCACGCATAGTTACTGGAATCATACGGAATTCCGATGTTCCACGGAAGTAACCACCCTGTGAACCCTGTACACAACCAGCATCATGATAGGTGGTACTTGCCTTTGAAGGAATGTAACCAGCCTTTACCATGCCGTGATTCTGAGCCATTTGCTTAGTCAACACAGCCATCTGAGCAGGAAGAATAACTTCCTTATTCTCTTTATTGGTGAAATTAATTTGACCATATGAAGAGTTGCTTGATGTCAATGAAGTCAATGGATTCGCAAAGCGAGAGTCCAGAGAAAACTCGGCATCAGTTGTCAAACACACGATTTGCATGTTCATAATTGATTGAACAATAATGTTACCATCACTATCCTTGACAGGACGGCAACCTTTTAACAATTCTGTAAATTCTCTTGTAGTATTCATGGTACAAATTTTATACGTTTACATTTATTTTTTTAGTTCTCTTAACAGGTGCTGCCTCAAGAGACTTAACCTGATTTTCGAGCCACATCTTTGTGTCGATTTCCAGCAATCTCGCTGTAATCTGAGGCTGTAATGCAGTTGGGTTATTGATTGCCATTGTGATAACGCCTTCACCTAACTTCCTAACATTAGAACCCATTTCAGCACTGGTGATTGGTGAAATCTGGAACATTGGAATTTGACTTCCAGTTTCCTGCTTGTAGATTGAGATAACTTCGTTAGTCAATCCGTCATAAGCATTTTCATAACCATCAGTTAAGATGAAAATCGCATCATATGGTTTTGCAACTTCTTCTTTCTTAAGCAATCCAATGAATGATGTACCTAAGTCGATCATTTCACCATCGGTCTTAACAAGGATAGTATTCTGTGCAGATGCTTTAAGCACCTTTGCAGTGAAATCAGCAATCGCTCTTGGAGTGTTCTTTGACTCAGCCTTGTGACCAGTCATAGAAACACTATCATCAACAATAATACCGATATTCTGGTAAAAGAATCCATCAATCCTTTTCTTTTCAGCAAGTTTTTCAATCGCTAAATTGATTTCATGTGTGAATCCATTTTCATAACCAGTCTTGTAAAGAGCCAAGAAGTCAGTTGCTTTCTGCAAGTCAACAGTTTTTGTCACACCCAACTTCTGAGTTGATTTGGTTTGACGAACCTGCTGGTTAACAGAAGTCACCTTAACGTTCTTACGAATCATCGCCTTAGTTGCTTCTTTCTGAAGGTCAGTACTCCACATACTGTGGTATTGTGGATGTCTCACGCTTGAAATCAAACCTAAGAGCACTTCTTCTGGTACATTCTGAACACCAGTGATGTCAGTCTGTGCCTTCTGGTACTGGCTCAAAAGAGGAAACTCGGTTGCACCGTATTCAATACCATTCTTTTTAAATAAGAACAGTAACAACTTAAATGCACGAATTGAATCGCCATTGAAATACTTCAAAACAGCATCATTAACAATTCCGATTTCCTTTTGTGTACCAACGAGGTTAGCTCCATGAATGTTGATTTGCTTCTGAGCAATTGAGAGCAGGATAGATGTTTTCTTAACACCATATACGTGCCTTAAAATCTGAGCAATCTTATTACGGTACTTCATCGCATAGAATTCGATGTTATCCTGACCCCAAATGAAGCCTAAGACAATCTTTCTCATTCTTTCGTTGTTAACCTTTTCGTTCTTCATGTCCATAAATAAACGAAGAACATATGGGAAACCATTTTCGCTATTAAGGTTGCTCAATGCACTTAATAGTGCCTTGTCAGACAATCCGTTATCATACCAGTCAATTGGATTAACAATATTACATGCTCCACCCTTTAGAGTCTGCTTAAATTCATTAAGCAACACCTCTGATACGAATCGACCAGTAGCACCTTTTTGAGACGCTATAATCAATGGGAGTTCCTTTGAAAGTTTGTACAGACCTCTAATTTGAGTCTGAATCGCTTTCATTTGCTCATCTTTGCTATGGTAATAAGTAGCACTGCTCTTAGAACCACTAGCAATAGTTAAACCGTCAATCAATGACTGCTTTACTGTACTCAACATGTTTTGTGTTAAAACCAAATTTTCCATAGTCTTTAATTTAAATGTTACTGTTATTATATATTTAATGCCTTTGGCATGTTTTTCGCTTTTTCCAGAAAACCAGATAAATGCCCAATGGCAACTCTATTCTGTTCCTCTGTTCTTTTTCCACCTTTATTGAAGTATAGGGTTTCGACAACACTTGTCATCCCATCCAACATCAATATCTGTTTCTTTCTCAGGTCTTCAACCATCGCCCTCAATTCCCCTACTTCTCCAGTTGTTTCTTTTCCAAACCTCTGCTTTAACCACAACAATCCTTCTTCGGTCACTCTAGTAGGATAGTTGGTGAAATATCCTTTTGCAACATATTTCTTAACTGCCCTGTTTTTATCATCAACAATTTTGTTGTGATACAAAATGTTGTAAAGACTGTTTCTACCAATCTTACCATAATAATCACTAAGACCTAACATATTTGCTGTTTCGGTCATGGTAAGTGATATCTCAGCTTTTCTTGCCAGTTCTTCTTTCAACGCCTTGAACTCTTTATCCTTCTCAATAAAATATCGTCTGGCTTCCTTGCCCTTTGCATTGTTTTGAACCATTGAAAGTTCTTTTGCACAATCCAGTGTCAATGCATATTCAATTCGATGAACCCTCTTAAGTGCCTGAGCATTAAGTTCCCCATTTTTGGGGAGCTTGATTCTTTTACCACCCATGTCGAAAAAAATACGTGCATAATCGATGTTTTCAATAAAGTCGAATTTTGTTATTCTGGCTTTAAGCCATGTTGAAAAATCCTTCCCGACTTCAAGAAATGTATGTAAATCTCTTGCGTTTACAATTGGGTTTCCAGTTCTTTTACTTCTTTCAATTTTAATTAGTTCATTCATGATACTTAATTTTTATGTTAATAATATCGTTTTCGGTTAAATTAAACCACTCACCAACATCACGTTTATGTTCATATTCATGATGTAATATCAATTCAATGTTCTTATCCAAAACTAAAATTAATTCAGTTGAAGGATTTAATACACGTATTTGTTTAAATCTTCTCTCAACATTAATTGCTTTACCGATTTTAGTCATACCTGTGCTTCTATCACGTATAAAATATGTTTTAAACCAATATGTTTTTTTTAAATAGGGTATTAATGATACCTTATTTAAGTAATCAGTAAAATTATTAGTTCTATATATTCTTTCAACATCAATAAAATATTGTCGAATTTGTCTTCCTCTCTCATTATTTTGAATCATACCAATTTCTTTAGCAACATCCAAAACAATTCCATATTCAATCCGATGAACCCTTTTCATACCAACACCAGATAAACTGGTTTCATTTCCATTCATATCATAAAAGATACGTGTGTAATCAACATTTTCAATGAACCCATACCTCGCAATTCTACGCTTAAGCCAATTCGAAAAATCTTGTTTGGCTTCAAGAAATGCATGCAAATCTCTTGCGTTTACAACTAATTTATTAATAACATTATTTTTTTCAACCTTAATTAATACATTCATTTTCCAAATATAATAAATTATTTAACACGAACATCTTTTAATACGAAATAAATTATATTTTGTTACAAAAAAATCAAAAAAAAAGGGCAGGTACAACATATTACTATGTTGTTTCCCGCCCATTTTTTTGGAATAACATCTATCTTCTCTTTAATGAGAAGAAGTTTAGTTGTAAGTTGGTAGTTTGTCCCGCCACTCATGGACGGGAAATTTCAATTACTGTATTCACAACAAGTTCTTCCTTTGATTGTATTACTACATCAATTTTTTTGAAAAATGTCTGCACTTCTGCTGACAAAAACCATTCTTAACCATCAAATGTTAGGTGACATCTCCTTTTTTACTAAAATACTGATGTCATCAGCCAAAAAACTTTGAGCGTTAATGCTCAAATAACTTAGGGAACAGGTTTAAAGTATTTGTTGTTTTTGATTACAAATTTAAACGATTTGCGACTTTACCACTTGTCTATATCCCCAATTGTTTTCACTATTGGTGGGGATAGAAGGATTCGAACCTCCGATATTACTGTAAACACTTTCAGTTTTCCCTTTGTATTTTTATAATTCTACCTTGATACCAACCATCAGGGATATCACCACCCCTTTTAGTTTTCTTATTTTCAACACCATTTGTTATCCAACAAGTACCATATTGAGAATTACCTTTACCTTTTAATTTTAATGAATTAGTTTTTCCAATTTTTTTCTTAGTTTCATCAGAATGTTTCTTACCCTCCCAATATCCACCATGCTTTCCACAATATTCTTTTTGTGCAATAGAAATTTTATTACACTGTTTTTTTCGCCATTCAGGGTCTTCCATTAATTCGAGAAATTTAAGATTTCCCTTCTTAGAATTGATTAATTGTTGTTCGTAGGAAAACCCACCTTCACCACCAACTCTAAGATTCATACAGTCCCTTTTAGCGACTTCATTGAGGTCAACTAATTCACTTTCACGTTTCTTCAAAGAACATCTATCGGAACAAAATTCAATGATTTCTCGTTGGTGTTTGTCCTTACTATATTTATTAATTGAGTATCTTAATCTTCTACCAGAACCCAGATAACCATCATCAAGATTATCAGTACTATGCAGTCCATAATAATAGTGACCAGTTACTGTATTCGTGGTCTTATAGATGAAATGATACTTCTTTTCATTTCTTGCCATAATTTGTACTTTCTCATAAATACAAGAAAGTACAAAAAACGACCATAGTGGGGAGAACAGGACTCGAACCTGTAATCTATTGATTTCAACTCAATTGCTTTACCTATTACTGAAAACACCATGAGTTCTCTCAGTTAAGAGAGCAGTTAGATAGTATTTCTTGTTTTGATTTTGCTATCTCCCCAAATATTTTAAAGAACGTATGTTACACTAAAGGCTTTCGACCCTTAATAAGTTTAGAAGAAATTTGTTAGTTTTGTTTTCGTAGTTTTCGATTTTGCTTCAAATTTACTGTAAAAACTATCAGTTCTTCTTTTAGTAGCGGGAGAGGGACTCGAACCCCCGACCTTCAGGTTATGAGCCTGACGAGATACCAACTTCTACCACCCCGCAATATATTTTAAAAAGGATATTTCGTTTGTTATTGTTGTTTTAAACAATGATGGAGTTGAACCACCGACATTCTGCTTTTAAGGCAAACGCTCTAACCAACTGAGCTAATCGTTACTGAAATAACCAACAGTTTCCTTTTATATTTTAAATCTTTTCAATGTACTTCGTCTTAAAGACAGTGCAAATATAATACGCTTTTTTTAATTATGCAATAGTTTTCGAAAAAAAATGTAAAAAATAATTACTGACCTTGTGAAAAATAAATACGATGAAAAATCAAAAAAGTTACATTTTTTTATAAAAAAATTTATTCTTTAGGCTTAACGTTCTGATAGTCACGCTTTTTCACTAACATATCATTGACAACTTTGTGCTTACCTTGGAGTGCATCGGTGTCTATTTC